GAGTAGTGACCCATTGAGCTGCATCCCAAGACCACATTAGGCGAACGTGATCGACAGCGAAGCAGCAGGGAATGTAACGGTGTCAGCTTGGTTGATGGTCTTGCTGATGGTCAAAGCGCCCCAGAACAACAAGTTGCCAGCAGTAGATGCGTCGTAGATACCAAAGTGAGTCACAGTGCCCCAAGTGGCGCTTGGCGTGGCGAATGTGATCGCAGCGTTGTTGCTGGTCTGGCCACCGGTACCGCTCGAAGCTACCGTCGAGGCTGCAGCTTGCGTACCAGCCCAGTTGGCCAGAGACGACGTGACAGCGACGCGAGCGTACGAGCCACCGGTAACTTCAGTACCGCCGCCTGCGTCGGACGGAGCTGCGGTCAGCAGACCGACGTACAACGTAGTGGTGGTGGGGGCGGTTTGGCCACGGAACAGCTGGTCGATCAGCTTGTTCTCCAGAAAATCGGACATTGCGGACATGGTTGCTCCTTATGCAAACTGTGAACGGACATTGAACTTAAGAACCTCGAAGACAGTCTGAGTCTGCCCATCAAAGTCGATCTCGACTTCGCCTTCGTAAAGGCCCGGCTCGACATCGAGTACACCGTTCGGGAAGTTGAATCTTACCTGACCTGTCGTACCGCCGTCCACCTTCGTACAAGTAAGGGTGTTCAGTACGGTTGTTGTGTTAGCGGCGCGAAAGTACACCCTGACCGTTATGCTGGCATCAGACAGGTTGATAACCGCGCCAGTTGTCGGGTCGGTGAGCGTGAGGCGGATATAGGGGAGGTTATCCCCCTGCACCAGTTTGATCTTTTCAGCCATGTGCTACCTCACACTTTTGGCGCGACGCCAGTTGTTCCATTCATCTCAGCCGTCAGAGCACCTTGGAAGGCTGCGTAGTGCGCCTGCGCACGCTGCGCGTTACCAGCGTACTCACTGTCCTTAGTGTATGCACGGTACAGGATATAGTCTGTGAGCACGTTGCCGTAAATATCTGGCAGGGTGATGTTGCCAGTGACAGCGGAATACAACGCGCCGTCGGCAGGTTCAGTGATGTCTGTGGGGTACGCTGCGTACACAACCTCCACCGATGCGCCAGATGCGGCAGCTGGTGGGTAGACGTAGAACACACGTGGATCACGAGGGTCGTACATGTAGTGCAGCACCTCTGTCACGCCAGCGAGGTTGTACCAGTTGGGGCTTTGTGTGTCCAGAATTGTCCGGCTGGTCATACGCACAGAGCGCTTGTTGACACCAGTATTGCGGACCACGTCGATCAATTTTGCGCCGTTGGTGGGCAGGGACTGCTTGGCACCAGCGACCAATGTAACCGATGCGTTGGTCACCATCGAGTCTGGTCGATACAGCACTACTTCGCGCTGTCCGTCGTTGAGGTAACGCACCAGCTCGGCCACAGGCCAACGAATGGACGTATTGTCCTGCATTGTCTCAACAACGCGGCGGATGATGGATTGAGCAGCAATAGTCATGGTTTACCTCAAGCGAAAGGGCGGGCGCGTACGCGCATAGAGCCACGGACCATACCGTAATTGCCCTCAATGCGCGAATTGTTTGTCTTCCTCGCAGCGGAGTCCAGCAGGTACTGAGCCTGTGCGAAGTTTGTGAATGGTTGGTCTGGAATCTGCATAGCGCGAGCGATTGCATTCGACACGATAGGGTCGATCCAGATGTCATACAGATCATCGTCTAGCTGCGTAGCGGCACGCGTAGGACGAAGGTTCACCGCCACTACCACGGTGTACGTTCCGTCTGGCGGTGGCGACAGCATCAATGTGAGCGAGTTGTCCGTGCGGTCAGAGTAAAAGCCGATTGGCTTCGCCCGTCCGGTCGGCATGTCGTTGCGAATAGCCTCAAACAACCCGGGCTGCAACTCTTCGCCGTCAACCGTCACACCCATGACGCGGCTAATTTCGTGGTTTCTTGTCGGCGGGTCTAGGTCGTACTGCACGACGCCTGCGGACGTCTTGAAAGAATCAAGATTCTGGCGAAGTGTCAAAGATTTCTCTGCGAACTCAATTGCAGCACTGACCAGAACCTGATCCACCATGGGCTCTGAGCAGCCGGGTAGATACGGCAGAATTCTCGGGTAGAAAGCGCTCAGAGGTTTCATGGTGGGCTACCTTATTCAGCAGCGGTGGCTTGCTCTTCTGCGGGGGTTTCCGCAGGTTTGTCGTCAGATTCTACCGCAGGTGCTGCCTTTTTGCGAGTTTTTGGCGCAGCAGCTTCGGCTACGGCTTGGTTGGAGTGTACGTTGGCCAACTCTTGGCCTTCTGCCGTGTAGACCCAGTCAACGCCTTCCATGCGGGCTACGATGACGATGTCGCCGTCAATGATGGCGCGAATCTTGTTGTTGAGGATTTCGCCGCCGAGGCGAGCCATGAGGTCGAGTGCGTTCATTGTGTGCTCCAAAATGTAAAAAGGGGCTCCGAAGAGCCCCTTTACTGTATCACCGATCAGCTAGCAGAGCCAACCTGAGCGACGACCAAGGCTTGAGGTTTCACAACCTTGCGGCCATACACAGCCAGACCACGGACGATGTCGCCGAAGTCAGTCTGGTTACGCAGAGGCTCAGTCTTGTTGATGGTCATGGCGAAAGACGTAGCAGCCTTTGTACCAGCGATCATCATACGACGTGCCTTGGCGTTGGACACAGCGCCGCCTGTGGAAGTGGCGGACAAGCCAGCCACCAGAGCCTTACCAGCTTCGCCTTTTGGCAACAGGTTCGACACGTACACAGAGAAGCGATCCAACATACCGATCTTGCCGGTACGGATGGTGCTGGACTGGTCACCAGTGAAGTACGCCTGAGCGATGCTCGACTGCATCAACAGGTGACGGTCATAGGGCGACAAGATCAAGAAGCGACCATCTTCAGGCACGTTCTGCTCGTCCAGCACTGTGGACATGCGCAAGATGGCCTTGAGCACGTTCTCAGGAGTGGCTTGGTCGATAGGAGCGACGTCTGTGCCCAAGTTGTAGGCAGCAGAGATAGCACCAGCAGTAGCGCCTTCGTTGGCAGCAGCAGGGCCTTCGGTCACGAAGCTGTTGAAGAACACTTCGTTTTCGATGGCGATCTTCAGCTGCTTGGCAGCGTCTTCGGTGAACATGTTCATCAGGTTCATATCGGACTGGTAAGCCAACACGTCGTTGACTTGCACGCCGAAGTACTTGCCCTTGTTGACTTGCATGTCTTGGAAGCTGGGGGTAGGCACTTCGTAGGACAGGTTCTGGCCAACAGTGTAGTCAGAGATGCTGATCGAAGGAGCCAGACGGATACGCACGGTATCGCCTTGGTTCTTCAACTCGCCTTCGTAGTCAGTGTTAGTGACTTCAGACAACATGGTGTTCTGGTAGAACTTGGCCAACAGCTTGCCAGACCACAGGGTCGGGATGAAAGCGCCGGAGTACGATGGGTTGGTGTCAAATGCACCAGAGCCGGTAACGGGGAAAACAGCAGCCATGATGGCCTCCTAAATAAAACAGGTTGGGGTAGGTGCTTTGCTCACGGATCACGCGGTTACGCGACCTTCCATGTACGCAGCATCAATTTCAGCTTCAAGTTTCCTTGCCTCGTCGACGCGCCCCTTGACACCCAGATCAGTCGCCTTGCGGAACATCTTTTCGATGTCTGCGTTGGTGTAGACCTTACCTTTTTGAGAGGTAGGAGGTGTGCTTGCGGCACTACGATTCGGCTGAATTTGAAGTTCAAGCTCAGTGGTTTTGTCGGCAGCGGGCTCCACGGGTTTGATGCTCTTTTTGAACATCGACACGTAGTGTGCTACTCCTTCAGCGTCGCCTTGGTTGAACGCTTGTTGTGCAACAGAAGCTCGAGGGGCTCGGAGCAGCGGGTCAACTTCGTTGAGCCAAGCAATCCACTTGGGATCGGCATTGACCGTCTCGAAGTCCGGCACCATACGGTACAGGCGCTGCTCAAAACTGGCTTCGGACACTTGGGTACCGGTGCTGGTCAACTGCTCGCGCAGCTTCTCATTCTCGGCACGCATGGCGTCTAGCTCACCACGAAACTCTGCTGCCACTTCGCGGGCAACTTTGCGCTGGACCTCGATCAGGTCCGAACCAAATGCTTCAACATCAGCATCAGTCACCAACTTCTCAGCAGTTTTGGGCTTGGCAGGCTCAACCGGCTTGGTCTCTGCGGCTTTGCGGAGGTTATCCACTTGGGCCTTGAGGTCACGCAGGTCTGCATGCAAGCGAGGCACTTCAGCGTCGTACATGCCCTTGAGGGTTTTGTACTTCTGCTGCCATGTCTCTTCCGCCACGACTGGTTCAGTCGGTGTCGGCGTTGGCTCAACAGGTTTGGTCTCCGTTGGCGCGGGCTGTTGGTCTTGGGGAGGCTCTGCTGGGGTTGGCGCAGGGTCTGCGGGGGCAGGGTTTTGCGCTTCGGTCAGCTGCTTTTCCAGTGCTTCCAGTTCACGTAACTGAGCTTCTACTTGTCTTGGCAATGCCATTTCAATTTCCTTTAAAGCTCCAACTCTGCTTCAGGCTCCTACTTCGGTCTGCCGTCCACATAATGGTTTGCTAGGACTACAAAAATCGGATCACTTGATCCGGTCGAAGACCTCTGACGATTTTTCAACCGCTTCGAGGAAATCTGCTAAGACTTGGGCCTGACCTTGGAGTCGGTGTATGCGGTGTGGTTCTTCTGCAACCATCAAGGAGTTTTTGGTCTCCTCCAGTTTCAGCTTGAACAACGCCAACAACGGCTCGTTTTCTTGCAGCTTGCAGCGAATCAACGCTTGCATGTGCTGCCGGTCAGGCTTTTGGCCTACAAAAATCTTCATGTGTGGATTCTATACAACAAATTCACAAAAAGTCAAACACCGTTGGGGCGTGCAGAAATCATATTTCCCTCGCGGCCACCAACTTGGCTGCCGTCAGGCAGCATATTCTTCGGCGCTGCGCCCTGCGTCATGCCCGGAGCGCCACCTTGGAGCTCGCCAGCGATCATGGCCAGCTGCTCTTGGAGCTGCGCGTTTTGCTGCTGCAGAGTCTGCATGGCTGTCAGCGTTGGGCGGTCTGGCACGATGCGGTTCACGTTGCCGCTCAGGTTGCGGGCCTGCTCGCGCAGGAGCTCCGCTGCACCGTCCATGCCCACGATCTGCTGGGCCACCGGGCTGTTGAGCACGATCTGCAGGAACTCGTTGCGGCGCACGGCCTCAGCTTCCTTGACCACCAAGCTGGTCGCGCCTTTGGCCACGGCCTTGACGTCACCGATCAGGTCTGGGTCTTTGCTGTAGCGCAGGTTGTCTTGGTACAGGCGCTCGATGGATGGCACGATCACGTTGCGGTCGATGTTGCTGATGACCTGCTTGATGCCCTTGCCAGCGTTGGAGATCAGCATCGACAGGCCAGACGACGTACGGCCAGCGCCACCCGAGGGGTCACCAGTCATGTAACGCGGGATC